ATCGGCTGCATAATATGCCCCAACTGTGAAATATTTTTCATTCATCGTTTTGACAATAACGAATAACTGAGCTTGGTCTAGAAGCATTAGCTCCTCGCTTTCTGCTGCTGATAAGTTCTTAGTGTTAAAGTCTAAAACTGAATCGTAAAAGTTAGTACCATTCTCTAAAGAACCCGTTTGAGTTTCTACTAGTGAACCATTCTCTTTTTCTAAATTGTATTTATAAAAGCTAGTTCCTCCTGCTTGAGTCATTGCTGTAATTACTCCTGCTGCTACTGTATCTATTGTAATGTTTCCAAAGTTAGCGATAAGTACTTCTTGTATGCCCCCTGCGTTGTTACGACAGTCAATAGCTCTTCCTTGTGTTAATGCACACGCCATAATGTTATATTTTTTTTAATGTTTATAAAAAAAGGGGTTAGGCACTTTACCCACCCCTCTCTTAGTTAATTGTTAAAGTCCTATTAAGGTACTAATGTAAATTCTACTACCTCGTCAATGAATCTTACTTGTACACCTCTTTTGAAAGTAACATCGAAGAAAATATTCTTCTCAGTAACTGGGTCTAAACGCACTTTCATTGCATCTTCGTCAGCGTCTCCGTCCATTCCTATAACGATGTTAGAGTTACGAGTTAAAATCATTCTTTCGGTTCCTGCTGCTCCCGGTAGCCCAACTGTAGGTCTTAATGCTACGTTAGTTCCGTAAAGGTTTACTTGCTCGCCATCTCCTGAGTAGTGAAATAGGTTAGCGTTTTTCAATGCGATAACATATTTTTTGTAAACTGATGTCGGTACCCATAAAGATAAGTCGTCTGCTTCAGAGATATTGTCAGGCGTTGACTCCCATATACCATCCAAGATGTCCAAACAGTTGCTAGAGCTTATGCCCGTTGCTACCGTTACCGCTCCTGTGTTACCATCTACTGGAGAACCTGCGTCAACAATTTTTAAAAGACCATCGTAGTAAGACAAGTTGTTTGTTGCACTTGTAGTGTCTCCTTGAAAGTCTGAGATAGTAAGTTGATTTTGTAAAGCGTTCATTTTTTTCTCCATGTAAACCGCTTCAATCTCTGCAGGCATTTCCTCTTCTCCTGCTGCTCCTTTCTTAATTAAAACTTGCGCCCAATATCCGTTAAGGTCTTTAATACATAAATCCTCTGAAACTGCGATTGCTCCTACTGTTAAAGTTCTTTGAGAAAAAGTACTTGTATCTGCGCCTGTTCTAGTACAAGCGTCATTTCCGAAGACAACATCAGTTGATAAAAACTGTAAGTTTGAGCTACCTTTGATTCCTGTTTGGATGTCTGCTACCTCAGCTAGTCCTCCAGTCGCTTGCATCTGTGCAATTAAAGGAAAGTCCTGATTTTCAATATATGCGCTAAGTGCGCTAACGTCAAATGCCATAATAATTTTTTTTTGTTGTTTATTTATTTACTGTAAAAATTGATTTTTTCTTTGGTGAAATTACTCCACTTCTTTTTTTCTTAATTGGTGCTACACTAGATTCGTTTGCTAATTCCTCTACTGCTGAAAACATAGCTTTTTCCTTTGTGTCGCTTTCTTCTTTGTATTTAGCAAATTCTGCTTTAACAGTTTCTAACTCCTCAGAGATTTTAGCAATTTGCTCATTAAATACAGTTTCAGTGCTTTCGATAATCTTTCTAATCTTAGCCTCTGTTACTGTTTCAACTACAGGCTCTGGTGCTTCTGTACTTAACTCCTCTTCTTCCTCTGCTTCTACTTCTTTAATGTCAGTAATAGCGCCCTCTGCTACTGTTACTACTGTTCCGTCTGCTAGTGGATACTCTCCGTTAGGCATTGGAGCTACTTCTCCTTCTACCTCAACTGTAACTACTGCACCAACTTCTAAAGCAGGCTCTATATTTACTAATGTTCCATCTGCTAATTCTGCAGACATCAACTTAACTTCAGTTACTTCAGGAGTAGCTTCTACAGCCACTTCTTTTTTTCTTAATTGGTGCTACACTAGATTCGTTTG